GCCTCTCCTCTCTTATAGAACTCCTCTGATACATCATAGATTCCTATATCTGTAGATGACTTATCTAATACTATAAATGTGAAGTCCTTATATGAGGTCTTGAATAGATTGCAGTAGATATAGCATTGTAGATCATATCCATATTTATCTGCTGAATATTTGAAGGCTTTTAGATCTGTGGTTGTCTTAAGATCAATGATCTCTCCTCCTCTCTGGATATCTGCCTTCCCTCTAAACGGGAATCCTCCGATCAGATCTACCATAGGAACTTCACATTCAGATCCTGATAGATAACTCAATGCTAATTCATTCCTATTAAATGCATCAGCCATACGATCTCCTGCTTCCTTATCCTTTCTAGTGATGCAAGTCTTAGGATTATCTAACTGAGCCTCCTTAAAGGCTTTAGTATTCTTAGAAGCAACATCTACTACCTCAAAGATATCATCAAAGTTCTGAGGCTCTAAGATCATCACATGAATAACCCTTCCCATTAGAAGAGCAGGAGATGATTCTACTGATCCATACTTCTGAACATTATAGAATGTCTTAGGACTATCTAGAAGCATCTTACAACTAGAAGAGGATAATGCTATCTTATTCAATGCTCCATAATAGAACTCATCACCTCTGGCTTTATCTATTAACCATTGCTGATCGTAGTCAGCACCATCTAACATTAACATGAGTAACAGGTTAAGATTTCTACTAATTCAAATACTGCTATCATAGCAACCATTCCTAGAATGACCATAGTCTGCAAGAATGCAACTACTGCTACCTTATTCCAATCAATCTTTTTCATCTCTCTCTTATTTAAATGAAGGAGGGGTTTCCCCCTCCCTTGATTATTATTTTACTAAGTATCTGTAATGTGGTTTCTGAATCTCTCCACAAGCGATAATTGTGTATGCTCTAACTTTCTTCTCTCCATCTGTGATCGTTGTAGAGATATTTAGATCCATGTAAGATGTGGTTAATTCTAATTTATCTTGGTTTAGATCTTTCTTCTCAATTCTCTGAGCAAGTTTTACGATTGAGTTTGCGTAGTGTTTTTTTGCTGATTCAACTTGAATCTCAATCCAAGTATCAATATCGTTTCTCCAAAAACATAGTGGCAATTTTTCCATTTTGCGTTCCATCGCCCACCATTCTTTAGTTCCTTCAGTAGTGTATTTGTGATCTGAAACCGCTTGTTTTATTGATTGAAAATCATCTTTCGCCCAAATGATTGTTTTTTCAATGTAAGCCTTTTTTAATTCTTGAGTCTCAATTGTAAGTTTTTCTGTAAGTGTCATATCTCTCTCTCTTTGTTTGATATTCAAATCTAAGAAAGATATTTGAATTGACAATGAATTTTAATAATTATTTTTCATCATCATCAAAAAAAGTTTCTCCGATGAATGTTTCCAAGTCATTAACTCTCCTGTTAAGAGATCTGATTTGATTAAGAGCAATGCCTAATCCTATCCCAAATAATATTAATATCATTTCTCTAGTATTTGATTTCTTGTATTAGAAGGTCTTCAACATCTTCTATTCTTAGATAAGTAAACACATCCTGCTTTCCGAATCTCCCTATCCACTTATAAAGTCCCTGTGAAGGCTTAACCCTGTTCTTCCTTAATACAACATCAGGGCTATACTTTTCGCACTTGTCAATCACCCTCTGTCTGAGATCATCTTTCTTAAACACATAGAACCTATCAGGAAATTGAAAAGCTATGTAGTCTGCTTTAGAATCTTTAGCACACCATCCGTGATATCCCCATACATTAAGAAACTCCAGAAGAATGAAGCCGTGCTTATGCATAGGCTTTAATCCTTTTACATCAATACACTTACCATCCCAATAGAAGTCAATGTGCTTCTTATCATCTTCTAGTTCCGATTTGATAGCACCTGTTAATTCCTTAAACAAAGCCTCACCATCTTTACCTATGGATATACAATGATTGGTTCTATCATCGGATTGTTGCAATCCCTTCTTTAGATAATTATTTAGAGACATCTAGTAACTCCTGAAGTTCTCTCATCCATTGCATCCAGATCTTAGGTGAGCAGGTGCAGGGGACATCAAACTTATGGTTAAACACTCTAGCGTGAATCGTAGCAATCCTCTCACGATCCTGATGCTTTAATGATTTCTTTCTGAGAATACCAGAATCTAGATATTCAATCTCTTCAGGATCTAAACATTCAGGTTGTCTAGAATACGGGAATATCTTATTGAGTCTGTCCCTTCTCTGATTGCAGCCACAATCATCTCCTGCAATAGCCTTAACTACCTTCTTGATTCCTGTTGCCTCTGTGAACTGCTCAATAGTATCTCCTAATCCCTTAGGCTTATTCTTCTTTGGTCTGCCTCTCTTCTTAGATTTTTTCGTAGTCTCCGTTTCCGAAATCTTCCCAATCTTCTCTGAGTCTGTCGTGGATTCTTGCTTTGCCATTCTTGATCGTATTCTTAATTGATGTTAAACCTATATCTGTATCTCTATGGATCTGATTCATACTCGTTCCCTCCATATGTATTCTGATCATCTTCTCATCATACCAATGAAGTTCCTTCATCTCATCCTCCATATAGGTTATGAGTTTCTCAAGTGCTGCTTTCTCCTCTGGATAGGGTTTGTAATCTTCAATATCAAAATCCTCTAGAGATACCTTATTGATCTTCTTCTTTGCTCTCTGGTATTTAAGAGCCGTATTGATACAGGATCTATAGACATAAAAAAAGTTAAGGGAGTCCTCCTCGTAAAAGTTGGTTCTCCCTTCGCTCTCTAATTCTAAAAGTCGTAGAAACACCATCTGAACTATATCAGATGCAATCTCATAAGAACCATCAGTATATTCCTTAATAAATCCTGTGAGTCTTTTGAAATTCTTCCTGTAGAATGTTTCTATTCTTCCCATGTTATTTGTACCATAACTAAACCTAGCCCCATCTGGATCAGGTGCATTGGTTTACGCTCAATATCCTCAGGATAGTAAGCATAATTAAGTCCAAACATCAATCCATATAAAGGGCTAAATTCAATTTGCATTTATCAACTCCTTAAAGTTTTTATTTTGTTTTCGTAATATACTGCAATTATCATTCAATTCTTGACACTTCAGTGTTAATTTCTGCACTTCATACTCTAGTTCTACAATTCTCATCTTCTGTCTAGTGAACTGAGCCTGTAATCTGTTATCACTTTGAATGTTCTCAATAGGACAATCCAAGAGCATCTGCGTTGCAGTTGAGAAGTAAAATCTATACAACTCACTCCAATCATGATTAATCTCGTGATTCTTAACTGCGTGATGTATTGTAGCGTGATTCTTATCAAAGATCCTGCCTATCTGCATCAAGGTCATATACTTTCTCATTGAGACCATCATAGCTGATCTCGCATATACCTGTTCTGTTTCTCTAGAGTTGTTAGGAATGAGATTGATCTCATCATAATACTCCTTCAATATCTTACTTAAATCTTCCATGTTATCTCTTTTTCTTTATCTATTATCTTTTGAAATGGGATCCTGTGTAGCCTCCCTGTTGATGTGTTCCTGACTATGTAATAACTAGATCCTACATCAATATCTGATTCTTCCTGATCGGTTCTAGTTTGCAGATATGCATGAGTCTCCATACATACGAACTCCATACCATTGATCTCAAACCTCTGTCCGTTGAGCATCTTCCTTTTAAAATCCATCCATCTCTCTATTTAGCATCTCATTTAATTTATGATTCTCTTTCTTCAGATCATACAACTCCTGCTTCAACTTACCATTCTTAATCCTAGCATCTAGGATCAGTTTATCTAGAGTCGTAAAGTAATCTGTTATATGTCTATAGACTGCTGCGGTATCAGCACAGATATGAAACACCTCCCACATCTGCTCTTTAGTCATTGATTCCTGATCACTTAATTCTTTACTTAGGTAGTCCAGAGCCTGATATAACTCTGCCTCCTTTTCCATATAGTATAGCCTATTACCTTCAAAATGGAGATCCATCTAATTGTCTTTCTTTAGTTACCAAATTTATTCCATTTATTCTAAACCCACAATTCCCATTTGTAGATTCCATCCTGATCGGTAAATCTAATGGTGTAGGTCTACCTCCAGATTCTAACTCCTTCACCTTCCTTACATGAATATCTGTGAAGATCCAATCCTGACTATGCTGCGTGTATCTATGGATCACAAAGAATTCATCAGAGCGGTTCACGAATTTACCACCGCCTTCAACATCACTAGCCATAGGAGGCATCGTATGATTTACATATTCATGAGATCCTCTATGAACTTGTCTTAGTGCCTGTGTTGCAGGATGCGTATTCACTATCGTAGTTACACCATATTCCTTACAGAACTTTCTAATATGGCTTGTTACCTCGTAATGATATTCATGCGTTGAGATTCCCTTACCTACATCTTCCTTCTTTATCGTTAGCGAGTTATAAGGATCTATCATCATTCCCTGAAACTCCCAAGCATCATAGATCTCTCTAGCAATATCTAATAACTCAAAAGCATTAACAATCAACTCTGAATCTATGAATGCCCAATGTCCTTCAACAAAAGCGTGATGTCTCCAGAATGTCTGTTCATCAATCTGATTGATTGGCTTTCCTGCTAGGAATTCAATGATCTTTCTCTGGAGGGATTGAACCTCATTCTCTGAGGAATAGATCAGCCATCTAGTTCCATTCTCTAATGTATGTAGTAATTGCAGGTATGTCATCGTATGAGTCTTTCCTACATTAGCGTGTCCTGTTACTACTACGAAGTTGCCCTTCTTGAATCTTAAGTGATCATCTATCTCTCCTACTCCAAATCTTGATGCCTCTGCTATCTTCCCCTCTCTTGCTCTCTCTAGATAGCGAAGAGTCTTATTTGATTGTATTATGTGCTTATGTATCATCCCTCTAATTTAACAAACATTTTTAATATCTCAGATCCTGAGAAAAAAAAAGAGGAGTATTTCTACCCCTCTCTACCTAACACAATCAATCAACTAGAATGGTAAGTTATCATCTGTTGCTTGTCCGTTTACGATAGCATTTGCTACCTCTATCTTTTCCTCTCTGGAAGAGAAGTGATTATCATATGTAGTCTCCTTCTTATCATCTTCCATAACCCAACTCACAAATGAGTCTGCTACCTTTAGAACATCTGTGCTCTTAGCACCTTTGTCTTTTAAGAGATCAACTGCTGCTTTTAAACAGGACTGCTTTACAATCATCTTCTGCTTAGTGTCTCCTCCTGAAGAGTAACTACCTCCAGAATATCCACCACCTGAGAAACCACCTCCCTGATTGTAAACAGGCTTGATTCGGTTTCCATATTGAGTAGCATTCAATTCATACTCTGCTTCCATACCAACTACGAATTTAGTCTGATCTGGTTTAACTGAAGAGTATTCTCCTGAATCTCCATTGTCAAATGTTAGAGCGAACTTGTATAAAGTTCTTCCATCCTTTAACTGATAATCTCCCTGCGGATTAACCGCAACTACTTTTGCTTTCTTCATGATTATTTACTTGATTGATTAATAATGTGCACCTCTAGCATTGCTAGTCTTTCTTTCATCCATTCGCTTCCTACTCTCTCTGCGAATCCTTCTAGATCATCAATGATCTGATAAATGTTCTCTGTATTCATATCTCTCTTTTTAAATCCTTCTCTTTCTAAGATCTGTTCTTGCCAATCTTGCATATTAAAGTTCGTCTGGTGTAGCGTGTTTCAATGATTGCACCATTTGCTTTTTAGTATCAGAAGACCCCATCCATTCGCCTTGATCGTTGTATAAATTCCAACCTTGATTTTTGCCTGTATCAATACATATGTCATTGATTAAATCTAAAGTTTTGCCTCCGATTGTGATTTGGTATTCTCCTTTTCTGATCTTAGTAGTTTTCATATCTCTCTCTCTTTTGATATTTCAAAGAAAAGAATAAAATCTGAGACTACAAAGAATTATTAAAAAAGTTTGTGAATTATTTTTCCCTCTATCTGGATCACTGATGTATCCTTAGGGATGTCTGTAGCAGGTTCTATCCTGACTGACCTGATGAACTTCTTATTATCATCTGCTATCATTCCTGCATCTACTAATGCATCCTGAGTGAACTTGATAGCCATTATGCAATTGTCCAGATCATACCTGTAATTGACCTTTGCAGTAATTACGCAATACTCAAATTGAAAGTCGTAATCTAATTGATCAGAAATGATCTCCTTCCATTTATTCTTCTCTCTGGATCTGAATGTCCAATGAGGTGAGGAGTAGAATTTATTAAGGCTAGGTATCTTTCCTAATGTTATCTCTATTTTAGTATGATCAGTCATATCCTAATCTCTCAGCATACTCTGAATCAATCTCTGCTATTCTACCTAAGTATCTTCTCTCTTCTTCTTTAGCATAGATCCTTTCCTCTGGAGTTGATTCGGATCCTAAGTTCTGGAATAACATAGCCATCTTGTGAAGATATTTATCAATGTTAGGATCTCTCATCTGCTTCTTTAATTTCGTATACTACTCCGTTGATTGTTAGCTTAACGCTAAACCCTTGAACTGCCCAAGCAGTATATCCCTTATCATTAAGGCTAACTGCTAAAGTCTGTGCTTCTCTCATTGTCATACGACCTGTTCTGTTTGATAATACTTCCAGAAACTATAATGATCAGATCTCTGTTCATCATGAAATCCAAAATGCGATAAGAAGTGATTATTGTAATCATCCTCTAACTTACCCATCTCTATAGCTATACTCTTTTGTCTTCTAGTCATAATATCTCTCTGTAAGAGAGTAAAATATATATTGTATATAGTATATATATAGTATATATAGTATATATAATAGTTACTTAAGTAACTTAATAAGACCGAAGGTATAAAGGATTATTGAGATAATCAACATATATAGATACTTCCTATCAAAGTTCTTTTCCTGATAGACAAGTTGAGGTACTTTAATCTCCTTCTGGATCCTGATAGTATCACTAGGACATTGAACATCTACCTCTATAGTGTCGTATACCCTCCTAAGATCAATTCTAATGCCGTTTCTCTCTAAAGTGATAGTATCTACTTTCTCAAGAATTAAAGTGTCTCTAACCTCTTCTTTTTGAGTTATGATTAGAGTGTCCACTTTCAGGGCAACTGAATCTAGGATCTGAGGATCTTTTGCAATCGCACGATTTAGGTGATACTTCGCACCACAAGACCAAAAAAGCAGCCCTATTAGAACTGCTCTTGTTACGATCCACATGCTTCGCAATCTTCAGGATTATCAATGTTGCAACTAGGTTGCTCTAGGTTTGTTAGTTCATCAACGAAGTCTTCAAAACTATCTTGGCTTGTTTCTTTGTGATTCATTATATCCTTTTTCGTATTCTAAGTGTTTTTCAATATCGTAAATCCTTCCCTCTAGATTCTCTATGACTAGAATCTTTTTATCTAATCTTTCATGAACTACATTCAACTCCATCTTGAGTGATGAGAACTCTGCATAAATACCCCCTGCTGCAAAGACTGCTGCAACAAGCCATATCAACATTGACCAATTTTCCTTTAAAAAAGATTTAGTCTCCTGAGCCATTGCCCTTGTGCATTAGATACCAACGCTGCGCAGTATATCCTATAGAGATTAGGAGCAGCGCAATCTTTAATGCCATCTCTATATGTGAGAAGCTAATCGCAAATGTACTTGCATTAAGCAACATTAGTTTTATATCTGCTTCATTCATTTCCCTGCAAACTTTTCCAATCCTGCAATACCGAAACTTCCAAGAGTAACGAATACAAAAGAGTTGTATGTAAATTCATTAATTGCTAAATCCTTACCACAAGCACCTGTAATCACATCAGCAATCATTACTAATATCATTACTGCAAACGACATAAAACCTATAATGGTCTTTTCATTCCAATCGTTGCTGTTCTTAAATATCTCAATAAAACTCATATCTTGTTTTTTCATACTATCAAATGTTCAAACTTATCAGCAACCACAAAGCTAGGGCAAGCTTTAGCTGCAAATTCGTTATGTCCGTGTAGGGTAGCTTCTGGAAACTCAGCCATCAAACCTCTCAATAAGTTCTCCATTGACTCTAACTGCTTCCCTTGAAGCGTATCCTTCGGAGTCTTTCCATCAGTCTCTACACCACCAATATAGCATACACCAATGCTATTGCTATTCAGCCCTTTCGTATGCGCTCCGCTACGCTCCAAAGGTCTACCAATACCAATAGTACCATCAAGCTCAATCACATAGTGATAACCGATGGCTGACCAACCTCTCTTTAGATGCCAGTCTCTGATTGTATCAGTCTTAATATCTTGACCCTCACGAGTAGCCGCACAATGCACTATAATCTTCTCTATGTTTCTCATTCTTCGTCTACTTTAGTGAGGCTACCTATACCCTGATTCATGTAATCACCTTCGCAACATTCTCTGGAATACCGCTTACCATCTTTGCAAAGACATCCTTTGCGCTTGTCCTGAGGGACATTGTATCTATCCTTGCTCATTAGATTAAATCTTCACTTGGCTCTGGAAAGTATTCTGGATGCAATTCCTTACAGGCTTCAGTCCATTCCGCAATAGCAGAAGATGAACCGAAAGTATGGATACCCATTGGAGGACACCACACCATAGCACTATCCCAAGACTCTAATGGTGCACCATCCCATAGAACATCTATATGGTAGGTAGAAGATAGTACAGGTGCGGTGAGTTCGTTTCCTTCGTCATCGTATGTACCTTCAGTCTCTACCAAGTGTCCAAGATGAACAATGGCGTGAGAGTGCGTAGGGTTACCTTCCTCATCGTGAGGTAAGGCATTCAGTTTAGTTGTTGCTGCTCCTTTAGAGCCGAATGAGTATTTTCTAAATGTTTTCATAATTATATAGTTGTTAGGTCAATCGCCTCTTGGTCAGTTAATGCAGTTGGGAATGTCAACACTTGTTTAAATTCTGATTTGCCATATTCAACATCGTTAAAACGGCTATTTAAGTTAATGCTTGTGGGATTAGCATTGGCATAAGTGAAATCTAAAACCTTTACTCCGTTAGCATATACTTTTGTGTTTGTTCCATTCCAAATCACAAGTATTTTTTTACGAATTGATGCATCAAGTGTAAACGAATTACCACCATTTGTAAATATGTTAAAGGTGTTTTGGTTAATCGCATAAACTGCAAACCGATTAACTATATCCGATGAGTTATCGGACAAATCAAATAAATAACTTGCGGCAATACCATTATAATTAGGCCCTTCAGCATCTACAAAGAAACTTCCTTTATTCGTTCCGAATACCGATAAGCCATCTTTGTATCCATTATCAACCACACGACTCACACTACTCCCATAGGTAGGTATGTAGGATGTTGCGTATGCCGCATCTTCGCTTTGAACTCCCCAAATGTAAACATCCATTTCTCCTTTGCCATACATTACTGCTCCTGCAAAGCCATCGGCTGAACAAGTTTGAGTTTGAATCAAACGATACCAACCATTGCCATAATCTTTAATACTGACTGAATCAGCACTTGGATGAGAATAACTAATAGTACCTGTTGATAGATTAAATTCGCTTAATCTATCGCCTCCTACGGCTGCACCACCATAGCCCAACTTCAATACATTAGTAACGGAGCCTGATTTAAGTTTAGCAAACAAAGAGATTGTTAACTTGTCTCCTACACTTTTAGAGCCTCCTGTATCAAAATTGTAAAACCCTGCGTTGTCATAAGGAATATCAAATAATGTGGCATTTGTATAGCCATCTGGAGATGTGCTTGAATTATATGTTACTGAAGCACCTGTTATAGCATAACCACCTGCTGCATTAATGTATTCACTATGCGATAGTTCATTAGTCCGTTGTGGCTCTAACAATAGTGCAGGACACGAACTATCCGTATAATCTAATCTTGGAGTATTGTCTGTAATACCTCCGTATACGGCAGCAGTAGTTGTAGTGATAACATCTCTTGCTACAAGTCCCTGCTCAAGTTGGGCATCTTGGATGTAGAATGTACCAAGTATAGGACTTCCATTACCATCTTCTGCTCGTAATTGTACATTGGATAAGGTGTCTATATTCCAAGTCATTGAACAACGATACCATCCACCGCCTAAATCAACCACATTAGTATCAATAACATTTCCGTTAAATGAATGAACCGAACCATCACTTAAATCAAAAACTGCAATAGCATCAGCAGATTGGTCTGCTCTCAATCTTAAAAAGTTAGCCGTGCCTTGTTTTAGATGAAAACTCAATGTGCTTACACCACTTGCGTTAGATGTTTGGTATAGTGCTTGACCTGCTGATGTACATTCTGCTAACCAAGCATTATTTGTTCCATCATAGCCACTCTGCCCACTTGTCAAGGTGTATCCTGTTCTTACCCAACTTGTAAGAAACGAGTTACTCTGCAAGAGCAGGTTTTGTGTCTCCTTCTCTATATTACCATCTGCATTAACTCTCGTAGCAGCACTTGCACGAGTGAAAGTAAAATCACCATCACCGCTTACAGGCTTTTGGCTAAACACTTTACCTGTCTTTGTTCCGCTTGGTATAAGTACCAAACTTGATTTATCGTATATGCTCATATCTTACAAAGTTGTTAATGCGATACACTCGCTATCAGTTAAAATGGTAGGGAATAAAATGGCTTGTTTAACTCTTGTTCCATATTGCAATTCAAGTTGCCCTAATTGTCTTGTTGACCAATCAACACTTGTAGTTGCTTTGGTTGTCCCGTTAAGAAATGACTTACCTCCATTAACTAATTGGAAAGCAACCTTACATAAGGTGTTTTCAGGAGTCGCACCATCCCATTGAATAGTAGAACCATTTTGGTAATTAGAATATATTCTATCTCCATAGCCAAATGACATACCCCAATGACCTAAAGTACCTGCGTTATTTTTGAGATAAAACCCTCCTGTATTAGGAGTAGTATCTACTTCTCCACTTGTTTCAAATTCTATAAACAAAGTTGTACCGCCTGTCGGTGCTATATCATTTTCAGTAAATACTGCCTCGCTAAAATCTCTTGACCTCGTAACCGCAGAACCCATAGTAGGTATGTAACTTGTAGGGTAACTTCCTGCTTCTACTTGGAATCCATACATTTCCCATACTGCTCCCGCAGGTTGGTCATAAAATGGTAGGGTAATAGTTCGTGTAATTGCTCCGCCCGTTGTGTTTTCACCTGTACCATAAACTAACTTCCAATCTTCACCTGCAACAGGTGCTTCATTCATTGTTGCTTGCGAGCCTGTCATTGAAGGTATATACATACTTCTATTTACAAACGAGCCACTCACGCCCCTTACCCACATTGAGAATGTAAAATCACCCGCAGGAATTACGACACTATTTGCTTGAACAAAACTTGCAGAAGTTGTAGAGGAAGTAAATCTACTTGCGTTATTATATCCCTCTGGACTCTCTACAAATCCATTCCAAGTAATGTTCGCACCTAAAGAAAAGCCACTACCCGATTGATATTCGCTATAAGGTATGTTATTCGTTCTTTGAGGCTCAAGTAAAAGAGATGGACACGAAGCACCACCACTATAATCTAATCTTGGTAAGTCCTCTAATATACCACTTTGTGCAGTAGATGCTCCTGTTTCAATGTAAGGGGTAGCTACGAGGCCGCTTTCTAATTGAGCATCTTGTAAAAATATATTGTCTCCTGTTTCCCCTAAATCATTAGCACCATCAGCGGGATAAAACTGCATTCCACTCATAGAATTAGCAAGAAATGTTGCGGATAAACGATGCCATCCGTTCCCTACACTTACAATAGTTTGGCTTATTACATTAGAAGGATTTGAAGAAACACCATTAACTAAATCAAAGTAAACGGAAACAACAGGGCTATTACTTACTGCAAATCTTAACCAATTAACATTACCCGCCTTTGCATAAACTGAAGCAGTTAAAACTCCCGAAGATGTGTTGTCTTGCCTAATATATTTTCCGTTTGCAGCGTTTTCTATTAACCAAGCATCGTTAGTACCATTGTAGCCACTTTGACCGCTTGTTTCTATGACTGAACCTCCCCAAGAAGTGGAGCCGAAATTATTAGAATTGGTAAATAGATTCTCTCTACCCTTCTCAATAAGACCATTAACATCTACCCTTGTAGCAGCAAGATTTGAACCCCTACTAAATGTGAAATCCCCATCTCCCTTAATTACCTCTTTGACCGATACATTGTCTACACTACCAACAAAAGAAGATAATGAGTATATAAATATCTTATTAGCAATTAAATAACTTTCAAGTTCGTATGTTCCGTTAGCAGTAACATTTAAAAAAACATCTGCGCCACTTCCGCTATACACTCTTAATGTACCACTTACATAATTGGATACACTAAATGTTATTCTTTTTAGGGTAGTGTTACTACTTGATATGTTTTGCTCTATCGCAGTATCATTAGTTCCGTTGCAATTAGCAGTACCACCACTAATAGTCCAACCTGTTCCTTTATCCCAATCGCTATCACTATCAAAAGTTCCATTAGTAACTAACTCTGCTCCATATTCGGGAGTAGGGCGTATGCTATACAACTTACCATCCTTCACCGCTGAAGGTATCATTACTAATGAGGCATCCTTATACAGACTCATATCAATTCGTTTAATTCGTTAATAGTACAGGTTCTCGCTTCGGTATCACCTGCTGCTGCTTCTACCCTAACATCATAGGCATCCATCAATTGTCTGCCTCTATCCGCTTGTGGGAATCTTCTCAATGATTTAGAAACACACTCAAAAGCCTCCATCGTAGCACCATCCTCTAATGCTCTTTGTTGGAATTGAGCAGGATCTAGAATATAGAACATTGCCGATCCCCAACCTATTGTATTGGTGAAGGCATCTCCTGATCCCCACCAAGTAGATCCATAGATACTTCCGTATCCTCTTTCATCACTTGCCATTCTTCTTATTCTTTTTCATGAGATACTTCTTCAACTTCTGGATGTTCTCTACTTTCGGTTTATAGGTTTGCTTTACTATAAAACCCATCCATTGAAGTTTTGATTCTTACTAGGGTACATATCATCATTAGATGAAGCATTGTACTCTGGATATTTTGAGTTGTAGAATGCCATATGATCTACAAATCTACGAGCATAATGCTCCGCAACATCTCTTTCTTTCTGTACTAAATAATCAAGATCTTCCTTCGTTACGCTCTGACCATTCTCTGATCCTTTCGTATAGATGCCTCCATTTGCTACTTTAAAGTGGATATAAGGCAATATCTCTATTGCGGCATAGTGTATCACCATATCCTGAATATAGTTCGTAAAAAGGCTTAAATAGTCTCCTGTTAAAGCATCACCATTTATATCACTTGCTATCTTATTGAATAGCTTAGTTCCTAAAACACTCTGAATATGGATATCCTGAGCGATCTTAATGAACTGAATCATCTGATCACGATCAACATTGCCGTTGATCCCTGTTCTCTTTATAACATCAGCAGGGCTGACAAATAGTATCTGAGCCATTATAATCCTCCTTGTATATCCTTAGTAGATGGTGGGTTAACAAACCCCTTGTTTTTCATGTTGCTTGGAGTTATCCCAACCTTTGGATTGTTAGCCTCTGGTCTAAATCCTTTTTGTCTAGCTTTTGTTGTGCTAATAGTTTCTGAGTTAGGGCTATTTACATCAGGCTTAACACCTGCTTTTGACATATATGTTCTTCTGATCCACTTGTGCTTACATCTAGCACCACCCTTATAGAACCATATTGAGTATGTAGAAGATCCTCCCTCACCAAAACCAGAATTAACCGCCATGTTTTCCATAGCAATAATGTCTTCCTTTCGGTACACTTTGTTTGCCGACATCATTTTACGGCAAAAATCTCTTTGAGGGTTTGTGCTTCCCTCATATTTATAACGAACTAAAAACTTAGAACCCTCAACATTTGATCCATCCTGCGAACTTTTCGCATTTGGTCTTGCCGTTCCTGTTGAAGCAAAAGTAAGCATCTTGTCAAGTGCCTCTTCGTTTTCGTAATCTACATCACGCTCGTCAACAAGTTCCCATTGATCTTCATTAACATCCTCACCTAAAACAACGAGATCATCAGCAATGTAATCGTATCCTTCAGGCATCTCTTCAGATGACATCTTGATTCCTGTTTCTTCCTCTATCACTTCCTGATCATCTACATCCTCAACCTCTGTAAACTCCAATGGAGCAAGAGTCTTGAAGTATAGGCTCAACGAAACATTATTGAAAGCTAAAATCTGATTTAAGGCATCTATCACCTGATTCTGCTTAGGTCTGATCACGCTATTATCAAACAAGGTAAATGCGGTTTTAATCTCATCAGCATTGTTACCTAATCCTGTCTGATCCTTAACACCAAACAACATAGGGCTAGTGATTCTATGACCTACCAAAACCTTCTGTTGTGATTCTCTGGAAAGGAACTCATACTGATTATGAGCATCTGATAACTGAACAGGCTCAATAGAAGCAGCAGTATCCGCTGAATCATTAAAGGAAAGAATGAACTTCCCTGCATTGCTTGATCCTCCCCACTTCTGCTTAATCTGAGATTCAATGTTATCTCTCTCCTCCATAGGTGGAACTCCATTATTGAAGTTCACAATCATGGAAGGAGCAAGTCCGTTCTTGATGTTATTGATATGATAGTTAGCTACCTCTCCCTCTAATTCTGCATAAGGTAATGCACCTTGATAATCAACAGGGGAATAATAGTAAGAGCCACTACGATAAGGTCTGAAGTATAAGATCTCAACTTTATCTCCTTGTTCACCATAACCAAAAGCAGGAATGCGATCAACACCTTTTTTGCTTCTAACCTCATTCCAATCATAAGCATAGTAATATGCTTCAACTTCTCCCTCTTCATTACATTTCTCTGCTCTAAGAGTCTCCACAGGCATATGATATACCTCAACGATCTTGCTTTTGTTCTGATTATAGATCAACTGAAAAGCACCATTGCCTAGCATATAGTAATCATTGATTACTTTCTTCAATTCCTGATCTGAGATCAACTTTCTTAATTGAAGATATCCTTCTGGATTCTTACCTGAATCTGTAGCATCAATACCCTGCCCAAAGATCATGTCAATGATCCCAGAGGTTACTGCATTATTTGTAGGAGATCCGTTGAATCTATCTATCAGGTATTGAAAATAATCATTATCATCTCCATATTCTACCCAACCCTTTCTTGCGTTTTCACTTACAACAGGGCTAGTATAACTAGATAGTTGCACAAACTTGAACTGACTATTCTCCATAAATCTTAAACTCGTTATCCATCGTTTTCTCTGTTGTAGCTAACTTAGGTTGATAAGTACCTACTGAAGATCCTGAAGGAAGGATATACATCTTGTCTTGTGAAAGTAGTTTGATTTTACCCACTTCCCAAATCTTGATCACATAAAAACTCTCTGCTACTAAAGCAGAAACATCATAAGAGAAGGTCAGAACCTTTCTGAAATCATCATATGATCCAGATATAGCAGTATCTACTTTCTCTATTCTTTGATCCTCAGATATAATCTCCATCTCAAAAGACTCTGTTGCAAAGTCCCTGAGATACATAGTTATCTGTGGAGTTGTGTTTTCTTCTACAATTATCATCTAATTATAAAACCCAAAAGGAATATAATGGTTACATTTGCATAGTTCATCTCTCTTAGGTAGCATTGCTACCAAAAAAGAAGCCCCTCCGTAATGGAAGGGCTTTTTTGATTCTATCAGGATCTGATCTTAGATATCATCAATCACAGAAGCATCAGCAGTAATCGTAGCATCTACGAAATTAGCAGGAATCTTCTCCTGACCATTCATAGTTAAAGTATAACCAGATAGATCTCCCATTGCAGCACCTGTAACGATAGTACCACCATTAACCTCAGCACCATAATCTAATCCCATTAGGAACTTGTTGCCGTTATTATCCTCAACTACTACATGAGGGCGATTGTAAGAGATCAGTTTTAACTGATTGTGAGTCTGCTTACTCATCTTCTTAAATGTCAAACTTAATGTCTGATCAAAGAATGTTGTTCCGTTCTCACGGCTAGATGTAATTGCTTGCTCAAAGCTAGAGTTTCCTTTCACTTCAAACTTAAACCATGAAGGTGTTCCGCTGAAAGCATCAATCACATCCGTATCTGTTGTATCATAGGTAGGATCACCTAATGTACCGAAGTCTGCAAAGTAAACGGCAGTAATACCACCTACTACATCCTTACAGGGTTCGTTTCTTCCTTTTGTTAAAGCACATGCCATATTGTATAAAGTATAAAAAAAGGGCAGACAAGCACTAGCCTACCTGCCCCTTTAAATTAATCAATCTACTTCTTATGCGTAGTAAACGATGTCAGCACCGATACCAATCTGCACACCTGCAGTGTAGCGCATAACTACACGAACATTTTGTGATCCATCAAGATCAGCCATGTCCAAAAGTTTCACCTCATTCTGATCAGCTAACAAGCCTGTACCGAAGAACAAGTTTGATTTTTGAGCAGCTACCATAGTGTCATCAGCCATACCTGAAGCAACAAAGATCTTCACACCATCAAAGGCTAGATCCTGATTGTTGAACCAAGTTGTTCCTTCGTTACGAACACCATTAGCACCTAGACCTGAAGCACCGAATCCACCAAGAGCACGAACATAAGCACGAGCAACATTGCTAGAAACATAGATGTAAAGATCCTCTTTTCCGTATACTGAAGTTGGGATAGCATCAACTACTTTACCCATTTCAGTGATAACATTAGCAGCAGTAACTGCAGTACCTGTAACATCTACTACATCAGAATCAGCAGCTAATAAAGCACCGAATCCGTTGAATTCACCTGCAGTTGCAGTAGCACCTGTCCAGATAGTTTGTTCTGTTTTTTGAGCAACCTTAGCAGCAACATGACCGATTAAGAAATCAGCGAAGTTACTTGGTAACTCATCAAATGCAGAGTAGCCCATTGAGATCGCTTCCCAATCGCTATGAAAGTCCTTCTTGCACAATTCTAGGTTCACTTGGAACTCTTCTGGTTGTAGGATCTTCTCAGCCAAAGTGATAGTTGAAGTATCAGAGAAATCACAAGTTGCATCTTTTACGATAGCATCTGTGCTCAAGGTCTTCATAACCTCTTTGAACTTCACATTTGGTTTGATAGTAATACCGCCACCCTCAATAGTGTCGGCACTCAATAATGCAGCAGAAATATATTTCCCTGCAAATTCACCTGCATAAGTGGTGGTAATTGAAGTGGTTGTAGCCATTTTTCTTCTTTATTTAAATTAGGATAATTTACTCATTACACGAGCCAAAGCATCTTGTCTGCCCTTATTGGCGAACTTATGCATATCTGGCTTCTTCTCAACAGGAGCAGCAGCGACCTTCTTAGCAGCAGGTACTTCATCAGCACTCATCTCTACCTTCTCCTCAACTACTTCTTCAGTAGCTTCTTCATTCATTTGAACCTCTTCAGAAACTTCATCAGCAGATTGCTCTTCCTTAGGCATCATAGCTGCGATCATTTCCTTAACCTCATCAATAGCAGCAGTAAACTCTTCTTTACTTACATAAGCCATCTCTTGCTCTTCCATAACTTCCTCTGTTGCTTCTTCTTCAACAACTTCCTCAGATTCACCTGCTTCACGAATCTCAGAAATAACACCCTCTTCTACTATGACTAGGATCTTACCATCTTCTAACTCATGCTCTCCAACAGGAGCAGCTACTTTCTCATCATCTTCACCTAGTAAAAATACATTCTCACCTGCTTCAAACGCTTCTGCTTCTACTACAACACCTCCTGCGAGTTTCATTGTAGCCATTTCAACTTTCACTTCTTCCTGAACTTCAGGAGCAGCATCTTGACTAGGAGTCAAAGCCATCTCAATCTTTTTGAACACTTCTTGTAGATTCATTTTTCTGAACTTTTCTAATTAAACAACTATTATTAACAATTTTGGGTCATTTTCATATCTGATCCAATTCTTTCAATTTACTCTCTGCCCATCTTCTAGCAGATAATCCTCCCCATAACATATATGAGATATATCCGCAAGATGTGGTATCTCCCTCATCATAGTATTCCTGTGCTCTACTTAGATAAGAATACATTCTCTTAATAGTCTCAACTGATAGAGGTTGCTTCTGGGCTAACTGCTGCGCTCTGACTTTACCCACTTGAGTAGCGCATTTGTTCCCTTGCTTCTCATTAAGTGCGATCCCTTTCTTTGCATTGTTAGAAACTGAATCAGGATAGTCTCTGTATGATTCCATTTCCAACTTCTTCCCATTCTTGTATCTCTTATCGTTCTTTAGAACTCCCTTAGCTATTCCCAGAAGATAAAGTGAGAGCAAGTGTTCTGATTCTGCTGATTCAATTCTAGATAGTTCTGTATTGACTTCAATAGCTGACTCTCTCTGCATGAACCATCCTTCAATGCTGAATCCTTTGACCTTCCCACTTTTGACATATTCCTCCCAGATATCATCATTATTAACCTTCATACTTACCATCCAAGTTCCTACAGGATACTCTAAGCCATAGGCTCTACTCTTATCCTTCTCTGGATCTTCAATGATCCAACTCTCAACTAATGATAAGCCTGAGATCTTTTCCTGATGCTCTAGCGTAGCATTTCCTTGCTTACCATTCATCAGATATAATTCAGAGGCTCTCTTGATCGTTTCCTTCGTAAAGAATACATAATACTCCTGATCACCATCTACTCTATAGATCGGCTTCTCTGGAATCATAGCAGCACCCATCAGGATCTTCTTCTCTATCTCCTTGAACTCAAACTTGTGATCCTTACTCATTGTAATGAAGTCCTCCTCTATTGCAGGATGTTCCACTATGCTTATTGCATCAATTCCATGCAATAGCTTTTCTTCATCTAATACTAATTCAAAAAACTTCATATCTATCCTATTGTTGCCGTTTCCTTTATTTTTCTATCCATCTTCTCTGCAGTCTGCACATCCTGATTTACAACATACGCTCTCACAGGAGATCTCTCTAATGACTGACTAATCTGATTCCCTAGATCTGATACCTGAGTATCAAACGATAATCTCGGTGTTATTGCAGATGCTGATATCTGTGGTCTTGCTCCACTACCAACTCCTCCTCCAGAACTGCTAGGAATCTTAGTAGCATAGATCTGTCTTATAGATGCGATACCTGAAGCTACAACTCCTGCAGCAGCAATTGGCCCTGCAATACCACCCTGAGCAAGTGCCTTCGTAGCACCTGTATAAGTATTGATTACTGCCTGAGCAGCACTTAATGCCTTTCCACTCGCTGCATCCTTACCTGCTAATTGACTCAATGATCCTAATGCTCCTGATATAGCACCAAGTGTAGCCATTTGCACCGCTTGATCATCTGCTGCTTTTTGTTTCTTCCTAGCAGAATCCTCATCCTCATATTTTTTATTGACTCTATTAATCTCCTCGTTCTTAATACGATTCAATTCTATCTCATCAAAACCTAATTGTTGAGCATTCTCTAGAAGTCTATTATACTTGTCTTCTACTGCATTTAGTTCATTTGTCTGTGCTTCATTCTGAGCCTGTAGAATAGCATCATACTCACTAGCTAACTTCTCTTGTAACTTAGCAGATTCTTCTTCTAATCTCTCATCTCTCTTAGCTATCTCTTCATTTAGCTTCTTAAGAGCCTCCGCATTAGCATCTGTTGCATCTGTATTATCTTTTGTACCCTTAGTGAAAGCATTCAATCTAGTCTGTAAGGACTTTAATCTTCTATCTCTCTCTGCCTCTAATTCAATTACTCTGGCTTCTGCCTCTGCCTGTTCTTGAAGATCATCTCTAGATGACTCTCCTAATGCAACTCTCTCTCTAACAATTCTTGCTCTCTCCTTAGCTATAGATATCTCATCATCTGCGATATCATTCTGTAGTTTAGCAGCCTCTCTAAGTGCATCTGCTCTTTCCTTATCAGTCTTAGTAGTATCTTCTGCTGCTAACCTTAACTTTTCAATAGATGCTCTTCTCTGAGCATTTACCTTAATCAATGAGATCTGTCTATCTTCTAGAGCCTGTTGTGCCTTCTCTAAATCAATTGCTGCTTTTGCCTCATTCCTGATCTCCTCTCCTAATCCTGATAATGTTCCTTTCAGGATATCTACACCCTCTGAGAAGTCTCCTGATAAGATCTTAAATAATCCCTCTCCAAAGGTGGATATTCTATCTACAAGGACATCCACTACTGCACCAATTCCTTTGAGTGCCTGAGACAACTTATCAGCACCTCTCTGTGTCTTTGTGAAGTAAGATGTAAGAGCAGTTATAGCAATCAATAATAGACCTATTCCTGTGGCTGCTACTGCAACCTTAAGAGACTTCATAGCAGTGATCCCTTTCTTAATCCCTGCAACACCATTACGGAATCCAGAAACTAGACCTCCTGTGAGTTTATCTGCTTGTGCACTAACTCCCTCTAGCCCACCTTCTAGATTATCTACGCTCTTCTCAGCATTCGTAGTATTTACATTGATCTCTATCTCTTTCTTAACTGCCATCTGATTTGTTCTTTAGCTTCACTCCATTTAGTAAGAACTTTCCATTCTCCTTTAGCTATCCTCAGATCCTGATCTGTAGCCTTTGTTTTATGAAGTTGCTCAATTATAAAACCCAAGTCCATCATACATCGTTTAGAAGTTCCAAAGTAGCCTCCTCCGTTCTGAGGTTTATCTGGATCTGATTAATGATATATCTTCTTCCTGAGATATCTAGCTTGTCATTCATCCGCAACTGAGCAGCAACCTTAAAAGGAAGTATTGCCTTCATGGAATATACTCTTCTGCTAGTTGAATAGAGATCTGTGATATAATCTTCCCAGAATTGATTGTATAAGGTCTGTATGAAACTTTGTTCGTGAAGAGGATCAACTTCAAGTCCATAGGTTAGCATCTGCGTTACACTTGCTGCAACTCTGTTGTTTATATTTCCACATAGATATACTTGGTTAGAAGCAGTTGTTGTTAATCCTGTCTCATCTAAGAATCCTATTTGCTTAGAAGATATGCTCAATGTAGAAGATGAATAGAAGATCACAGGCTGACCGATATAAGGTTTTAATTCCTTATCAATACTCTTACCTACTAGGAATGAAGTAACACCTCCACTAATATCATTTAGCTTCTGGTATTTCATCAACTCAAATGTTGATTCTGTATTTAACTCGCCTCCATCAAAGGTAAAGTCTGCTCTTACATCGCCATATCCTATCCCTCCATTAGTATTCCTATAAGCCTCTTCTAGATATGATCCTGACTCCTGATAATTAAATGAGAGTCTCTTATAGAGTTCAGGTCTTGTTACCTTCTCTGAAGCAACATCCACATGATCTGTAATATCATAATTAGATCCTGAAGCATACCAATCATCCAAAGGCTCTACATTGAACTTTGTTCGGCTTGTAGGCTCAATCACTAGATTGAACATCTTCACTAGACCTAGAATAAAGTCATAAATCTTCTGCTCAGGCATCTGATCACTCATCACCACATCAGTAGTAAATGATTGAGATGTGCTTGTTGTTGCCGTAAATACATCGGCTGCAAGGTCTGAAGGTCTTCCAGATATGCTGCTTCCTGTAATAGTTATAGTCTCTCCTCCCCAATCTATAGGCGGTGAGAATCTCATCTGAACCTCATCACCTCCCTTTAGCCAAGCATTTAAATAGACCTCCTGATTGGTAACACTTCCTGAATGTTGTCTGCTCATCACATACTGACCATTAACATACCAATGTACTTGATAGTCATTTGTTGATGTGATACTATACTTCCAGATTAGTGATGTTATAAAAGTGCTATTTGTATAGAGATCTGTTGTAGCATCAAACAATCCTGTGGCTGAGGTGAAGTTTATCTTCTGAGCCGTAAAGCCGTTAGCCTGATCTTTGAACATATACCCCTCTCTTCTATGTCCCCACAGGAATAGATCCGTAAACTTAGAATTAGCGAAGAAGGTAGATGTGAATGTGATTCCATACTTAGACTCTATAGCATCAATCAATTTGCTGATCCTGATAGCAGGTTTCAACTGATAATAATTGATCCCATGATCATCATTCTGTGTATGATAAGCAATATCATTTTCACTATGATCCGAAGGCGAAGAGTCATAATGCCAATCCTTAACAGGAGATATTAATGGATAGATAACATTTCCAGAATGAAGAGGAGTAGTTCCTTCCATCGCTCCTCTGATCACTCCTCCCTCATATGCATGATCATATGCTGATAGATCAAGATCTGTTAATTCATCATCTGCAAACAAGTCTTTTAGATTCACACCTGCTGAAAAGAATACAATCTCATAAGCAGAAGATTTCCCTTTAGTCATATCTACAGATATCAACTCAATAGATCCTTCTCTAAATACTTCCTTATTGATAAACAAAGTAGCATCCTGTCTTAATGAGGCTTGGAATCCTCCAGATATATCTGCATTGTAGTAATGCTTGAATACTGCGTTATTGGTCTTAGAAGCAGGTACTTGAAAGTTCTGAGTGTAATCAGTAAAGAGCCTAGATATGTCTCTGACATTCTGAATGCTCAATGTGATATTCACATCCTCATCCTTATAGGTATCTATCTTCTCTGATCCTATATAGATCTCTATCATATCATTGCATTCTCAGGGTTCGCCATCTCAATATCAATGCTATAATTAATGGTGCGATCATTGATATGTTTCTGGAGTCTTAGTGAATTGGTCTGGATATTTACCGCTCTCTGAGATTGAGATATGTCATATTCACTTCCTGATCTCTCAGTTGTGCGATCATATACCATCAATACATACTCACTCATCAGGAGTTGTTCCATAACCTCTGCATAATCTTCAGATACAAAGCCTGTATTTAAACTCATCTTGTGAGTAACCTCGTGATTGTATGATCTGATTCCCCTTGCTTGAGTTCCCCAAGTATATCCAGATGCTGAGGCACTACCTATTGATGATCTATATGTCTCCTTCTCTAGATTGAGATCAACATCTGATCTCTTCAAGAAGGTTACATAATCCCAAGTTCCATATCTATTCACAAAGTATAGAGAAACAGGATCATATTTAGGCTCACATTCATTGTAGATTCTTACCTGATCAATCACACTATTAAACCCATCCAATAACTGAACATCATAATAATTAGTTCTATAAGGCGCAGTTCCTCCGTATCCTTGATTAGCCTTCCAATTTGAAAGGTTCGCAATTCCAGAAGGGAATAATAATACTCTCTCTTCTGCTTTAGTCTCATATACATCTGCTTCTGTTACTGCATATTGATAACTTGTTCCATCATCATTCAATACCTTAATGTTAGCGAGTCCGATATTACAACAGGACAAAGCCTCAACAGATCCTCCATCTGCTATCACTCTATCACGATATCCGTAGATAATATCCAATCCCTCTCCCTGAAGTCCTAGATATATAGGCAACATGAATGCATCCTTCTCATAAGCATATCTCATCTTCTCCTGAAGGAATGGCCCTTGTATCTTGTGGTTAGCACCTTCTACGAATTTTCCGTATCCATATGTTGCTATGAAGATCTCTGTTGATCCTGTATCAGTTCCTGCACCTAATGGAGCAGATTCCGTATTGAACCAATCTAAGGTGTAATCTATCTGAACAAATAACTGCGAATCAGGAGAGTTAAATACGATTGAATCGTTATGCAACTTAGAGATCCGATTGATAAACTCATTCTCTAGTAAAGGAGCAATATCTGCCGTAGGATAAAAATCAACGAATCCAGAAGATCTGTTAATGGTATATATCGGGGTTGAAGGTTTTGCAGTCTTCTCACCACTCCATGCATATATCTCTAACTGCATCACATCAAGTCTGTCTCTGTTAGATCCATCCCATGTAAAAAACAGAGGTGATCTTGCGGCTACTAAGCCTTGTGGACTAATTACTGCCATCTTTATATTGTTCGTTTAATTTATCTATTGTAAACTCTAGGAAATCCTCAACATCTAGAGCATAAGCCTCTACTATCTCATTCGGTAGTTTCTGATATCCTAACTGAAATGGTCTGGAATAAAAATTAGAAGCAGGTATTCCCTTCTTACCAATGCTCTTGACTATAGCCCAAGCAGTTTGATCATAAGTCTGAAACTTACCTTTGTTGCTTCTGAATTGTATCCTGCGATCTTCTACCCATTTCCTGAGCGGTGAGAATGGTGGATTCTTTCCTGCCTTCCTTCCCTTATCTACCCACTCACCATATTCATTCATCAGGAAGTCAAACTCAAAAGAGTTCGGCATAGCCTTCAAATCATAATCTAGAGATTCATATAGGCTATTAGTTACATTCTTCTTCTTTCTAGTAAGGTTCTTTCTTGACTCCTTTACCAGATACTTTCCAAACTTATCTAATACTCTCTTTGTATTCTCTCCATTCATCTAGCAGATGTTATTGGGGTTTATAGCCTCTATCTGAAGAGTTGCTTTCCATCCACATATATTAGCTTCCATATCCTCATCAAAAGGCTCTGCAACAGGATCGTTAATCAATCTGAAATAAGCATCATATTCTGATCCTCTTCTGAATGTAGCTAGGATCTCAGATATCGCTGCAAGTGTTCTATGATACACATCCTGCTTCATCATATTACCCTCATATAGATCCTTCGCTTCTTTGCTATAATCTACGATATCCATGACTAGAAGATCAAACTCATAGGTAATGGTTCTCTCTCCTAATACTGCTGATCCTGTCATCACATGAGCAATAGGAAACATATCCTGTTTCCTGAAATCTAGATCAAAGATATCTCCCCAAGTTACTTGGTTGATCTGATCATTTGCTGATGCAGCACTCTCAAGTGCTTCTGTAATTTGATAATATCCCTTCTTCATATAATTAAAAAACCCTATTCGCTAAAATAGGGCTAAAAAAAAGAGGAGATCCACCACAGACCTCCTCAAACCAAACCTAGTAAACCAATCTAGATTCCCAAATGTACATCATCATCCTCATCTTTGCAACTGCAATCGTAGTAATCAGGATCTTTTGATTCTCCACAAACACTACAAGTGCTATCGTGATAATTCTGATAGCTTTCTAATTCCCAATCTAGATATCCCATTACTCAAAGAAGTTTATAATGTTAGTCAATGTGCATTCAAAACCGAATACCGCTGCTACTCTATGGCATTGGTTCAATGTTAGATCTAAGCAGTATCTGTTCTCCTTCAATCCTCTGATTAATGCAGTTGTAGAATATGGGTACTTAATCATTTCCTGATCCAATACCTTAACTGCCTCTGGGCTTAATTTGTCGTATAAATTCATCATGCAGGAATTTCAGCATTATCAATAATGAAATCATAAAGAGCAACATACGCTAACTGCTGAATGTTTGTTATGTTTCCAAATTCATTATCCTTCCAATCTGTCATTCCACAGGCTTCAATAATCTGAAAGCAATCTGAGTAATAGACACACTCATTATCTATCTCATGATGAATAAATGAATAAACATCCTCATGATAAGAATTATCCAACTCATCTTGCAGATCTCTTAAAAACTCATACTTGTCAAATCTTTCCATCTCTCTATCTCTTTTGATTTACTCAAAGATAGATATAATTTTTAATTCACAGAGAATTTTAATTACTTTTTTTCATTAAAGATTTCTCAACCTCATTCTTATCTATCTCATACTCCAGATAAGTGAGTGCAGTTCTTAGAGGTAACTCCGTTACTTTTTCAAATCGTAAGAGATCTCCTTGAGCAATTTGATGTACTGCTCCATACCATCCCCACTTCCTTGAGAAGTTAGATTGTGCATCATATCCTTCTTCTCCTCCTTCTCCAAAGATTGCAGGAAAGTTATCTGTAAGTTGGTTACGATACGATAAAAAAAAAGCAGACAACCTAGAAAGATGTCAGCAGATAGATCCTGAAAGCCTAAGCCATCATGCACCTCTGGATCATAATTCTCAATGCTATGCCTTCCAAACACCTTCTTAGTAATAGGTCTATACAATACACCTAAAACCTTCTCAGCGTTCTTGTAAGGCTCTTTTAGGTATGTATCTAGATCAACATACTCTCCCATAGAGATATCTTCTATCTTAGGATGAAAGCCATACTCTCTCCCTTTGAATTGGAATGTCTTTATCAGGTTAGGCTTCTCAGATAATACTTCTCCTATTTGATTCCTGATCAGATCCAGATCCTTCTTCTTCATTCCTTCCTGTTGAGCAGGAGTCAATCCACAGAATTGATATAAAGCCATCTCATCACCATTCTCCTCATTAGCCATGAGTATGAATTTCTTGTATACAGATAACTTCACATCTGATAGATTCTCTGGAATCTCTATGCTAACGGATTGTGTATCTCCCATAATTAGGTTTGCTTAGTTTATTATATACCCCATATCTCAATGCATCAATGAGGTGATTGTATTTATCCTCTGGCTTATTCAATAGATTTCCGTTCTTATCCTCCATCCATTTATAATTCTCCATCTCCTTCATGAGATTACTTCCTATGATATGGATCTTATATCTCTTCAACATATCAATCCCTGCATTAACAGAATCTGCTCCCTTCTGAGTAGGTTTTATATTCCATCCCATTCTATGTAGTTCCTCTATACTCTTAGGTTCTGAGGAATCGCCAAAGATCTCATCATATCTCCCTATATCTAACTTCTGGAATTCTCTGTTCAGATCCTGATTGGTTAGGTTAGTTGAATATAGTAATTCCTGAAAGTAAAGATTATCTCCTTCCTGATAACATCCCACCAATGCAGAAGGATCATTAGTGAATCCAAAGTCAAGACCAAAGGAAAGAAACTTAGCAGTAACAGGAATCTGTTGGATAGTTGTGAATTGGAATACCTGTGCTCTATTCGTTCCTCTCTCACCTAATCCATAAACTCTCCAATAATGCTCATCTGTTTCCTTTAGTCGCTCTATCTCATCTATGATAGTCTGATCTAGGAATGGATTGTCTCTGTAAGTCGTTTGATAGAAGTCAGCATCATCTCTTGGTATTACCCTGTCATAGATCCAATGGAATGTATCTGAAGGGTTGTAGTCAAGAATGATTCTTCCGTTGGTACGGAATACGATCTGTTGCCAATCCTCAAAGGTCAATTCGTTAGCCTCATTTAAGAATGCCAGATCCCTCTTCCTACCCCTGATCTTCTGAGGCTGATCCATAGATATGAATTCTACTAGATTGCCGTTTAGTATATACTCTGAATTGGATTTGTTATGATTCTCCTCTCTATATAGATCTGATCCTTTTAGGATATCTAAGAAGTCCCTCATGACTGAGGAGCGAACTGCAGGGAATGTCTTCCTAGCGATTGTAATAGTCTTACCTACATTCTCCCCACAATAGTAGAAGATAATCCATAAGAGGATGTTGTATGTCTTTCCAGAGCGAGTACCTCCCTGTTCTACTACTATCTTCTTATCTGATCTCTTAAGATGTCCGTAGACTTTATTAACTCGGATCTTGCTCATCCACTTCCTCTATCTGGAATGTCTTCAGCCCTTCATGGGCTATCTCCTGTCTCTCAACATATCCTCTCTTCTTACCCTTAGTCTTTAGATAGAAGATTGTGCTACTAGGATTACCTCCCTTGATCTGCTGATGTAGTTGTGATTCCGCAAAGTCTATAGCTACATTATCAATGTCCTGAACCTCCTTCTTATACTCTGGATCTTTCTCCATCCATAGATAGTGAGTAGATCTACCGATCCCTACACTCTTACAGGCTGATGTTACAACTCCCAGAGATTTCTCTAGTGCTTCTAGCATTGCTTTTTTATGTTGTCTATTCTTGTCCATGCTATACTCCTTTAATAGGTACTTTCATTACAGGGTTAAAGTCAAAACTTCTCTTGCTTCCCTTATCTCTTCTAATAACATCCTTTCCCCATTTCCTCTGTAAATCAAAGAATTGGCTCTTTTCTTTCTTCAGATTTCGGTAGGTAGCACATCCTCCCTCTTGTTCTGCTTGTTTAACATCATAATGAGCGAAGTTTGCTCTCAAGCATCCTCCATACTTATGTATATGTTGAAGGGTGATATCGTAGTCCTCTTTTAGAGGTAGATTTTCATCATATCGGATCTTGCTTGTCTTGAGGTGTGCTTGGAATGGACCACCGATATATTGCAATGTGCCGAATGGTGTGTATTCTCTATACGCTCCCTTGTCAGTAACACAATTCAATCCCCAGAAGTGGAATCCCATATCTTTAGTTAAGTTCGCCATATTCTCTGCAAACTCACTAAGATCATTCATATTAAACTTTATCTGTACTTGTTCTTCCCATCTCCCGATCCTAGAGCAATCATCATCCAATAGAACTATGCAATCCGCATCATCAAACAGATTATCTAGAATCCAATTTCTAACCCTACATAGATTCCCTTGAGCAGAATCTGGGCAGATCACTACATCATTTCCATTAGCAATATATTCCTCCGCTTCGCTCTCTCTTACGACTAACTGAACATCTGGAAAATGAATCTGAGTAATACTCTTCTCTGGTCGCTTATAAGATGGTGAGTAGAATTTAACCTTCATTCTGGATCTTGTTTATTGCCTCAACTCCATTAATTACTCTTCCTATCCCCTGACTCCAAGGCTTACCATTCGCTCTCTTAGCAGTCTCTGTCTTTAGACCGAACAAAGTCTTTGCCTGTATCCAATCAATGTCTGTATCAAACTTCAGGACCAGATAATTGCTCTGTGTATCTAACTCAGTAGCGAATGGCTTCTCGCTCTGCTCATTCATAGGGTTACCCATCTCCTCAATGTCATCCTCAGTATAAGGCACATCCATACCCCAATCATTCAACTGATCAACATTCCATTCATTAGCTAGAAGATCCCAATCCCATTCACCGAATGAGGAGTTATCCTTAATGATGAATTCCTTCTCCTGATCTGGAGTAAGGTTATCTGCAAAGATGATAGGCACTTCTGTTAGCCCTGCTTCTTCACAAGCCTTTAATCTCATGTTGCCTCCTAGTACGATCATATCCTGATTCACTACTATAGGTCTTAGATCTAACATCTGAGGAAACTCCTTGATGCTCTTCACTAACTTCTCAAACTTATAGTCCTTAATGAATCTAGGATTATCAGGATTAGGCAGTACCTGTTTAATGTTTACTCTTTCCATAATTATATAACCTTTTAATACTCAACTAAGTTACGCAAAAACTCCCTCTCATGGGGAGCAAGTTT